AACAACCTGGAGCTAAACATGCCATACCCAACCGAAGCCGATTTAGAGGTTCTAAAGAAATTAGGACTTGCAGCACCTGACGTTACACCCACTAAAAAGAAAGATGAGGAATAAGTAAATGGCAATTTATCTAGACAATAACGTTGGCCTGAAAATTGCCACGGTTGATTTGAGTGAGTACATCACTTCAATCACACTTACACAAACTTTCGATGAGGTCGAGACAACAGTAATGGGCGCGACTGCTCACCAATTCAGCAAGGGGCTAGAGTCCAGCACACTAGCTGTTGATTTCCTCAATGACTGGGCAGCTTCTAAGGTTCAGGCAACACTACAGGCGGCATATGGCACAAGCGTTACGGCCCTAATTGTGCCAGTACGCGCAGCCTCAGCTACGGTTATTAGTGCATCTAACCCGTTGTACACAGTCTCAATTCTTATTAATAACCTCACACCTGTTGGTTCAGGTGGACCTGCAGACTATGCCTCATCTAGCATGACCTTTACCTGTACATCAACTGTTGCATACGCAACTAGCGGCTCATTCAACTAGGCGTTAGAAAATGGCGCGGCTAAAGATTGTAAGGGCAAGCGGCGAGGTAATAGTCTCAATAACTCCAGTAGTGGAGTATGCGTTTGAAAAGTATGCAGGTCAAGGCATACAAAAGCAGATACGCGAACATGAACGTCAGAGCGATATTTATTGGCTGGCACACAACGCGCTAATGCGTACTGAGGTTATTCCGCCCTTTGGCGATGATTTCCTTGCAACGCTTATAGCAGTTGAGGTGTTAGATGATGAAGACCCAAAAGCATAGATCGGGGCAGCTTTACTTACCTGGTTGCCCAGTTAGCCGTTGAGCTAAAGATTAGCCCCGATCAGGTGCTAGCGATGGATGAACGTATGTTTAAGGCAGTACTACAAGTGTTAGGCGATAGAGCTAAGGAGCAACGAAATGCCTTACGTAGAAATAAGAGGTAATTCCGATCTACGTAAAGCACTACGCCGCTTTACTCCAGATTTAGAAAAGACTCTAAAAGCAGAATTACGTAGAGCCCTTGGCCCTGTAGTTAGAAAGGCTAGAGGATTTGCACCCGATACCAGTGAAGTTATGAGGGGTTGGGAGCCACGTAGCTTCAGCGAGGCTAGATTTCCATTTTATGAAAAAACAACGGTTACTAAAGGCATAGGCTATACAACTGCCGTTAGTAAAGTAAATAAAAATGGTTTCAATTCCATGGCTACTATCTTTAATAAATCTGCAGCGGGATCTATTTATGAAACCGCTGGACGTATTGGCCCACAGCCATGGGTAGGCCCTAAAGCAGGTGGCACAAGCAAAGGTGTTAGCCGTGCTAATTGGAAAGGTTCAGGCGAACAATTTATTGAAAATTTAGGACCGCTTACTACTAGCGCAAAAGGTCGAGGCCGTTTGATATTTAGAGCATGGCAGGCTAGCCGTGGAGTAGCTGAGGGTGCTGCACTCAAAGCCATAGATAAAGCCACAACTCAATTTAACGCCCGTGCTAAAGCTAACCCACTAAGTAGGGCCACCTAATGTTGCCAGATATTAAGATTGGTTCTAAGTTTGACGCTAAAGGTTTCAAGCAAGCTGAATCAGAAATTAGCAAACTTACTAAAGGGGTCAAGTCCCTAGCAGGGGCATTTGGCTTAGCATTTGGAGCGCAAGCTTTAACGCGCTATTCCAAGCAGGCAGTCAAGGCATTTGCAGCCGATGATAAAGCAGCCCGAGTATTAGCAGGGACTCTAAAGAATCTAGGTTTGAGTTATGCAGCTACTGATGTTGCTGGCTTTATTGATAGCCTAGAAAAGCAGTTTGGTGTTGTAGATGATCTACTAAGGCCTGCCTACCAAAGGCTATTGACCCAGACAGGCGATTACAAACTAGCTCAGGATTTATTGCGCACTAGCTTAGATTTGAGTGCGCAAAGCGGCCAAGATGTAGTTAGCGTTTCCAACGATATTGCAAAGGCCTTTGCTGGTAATACGCGTGGCTTGATAAAATACGGCTTAGGATTTACCAAAGCAGAATTAGCGGCTGCTAGCTTTGATGATGTACTAACTAGAATCGCACAAGTAAGTAGTGGGCAAGCATCGTTAGCTGCCGATACCATCTCAGGCAAATTGGCTAAATTAGATGCTGCAGCTGGTCGAGCTAGTGAAACTATAGGTGGGGCTTTAGTAGATAGTTTTGCAGCTTTAGCAGGTAATGGCGATATAGATAAAGCGATTGCTAAATTTGATGACTTCATAAAAAACGCTACTAACATATTCAAGTTATCTACTGGGGCGTTGACTTTAGGTGAATTGACTAAGGGTAAGGAATTTGGCTTTGACCTTAGAAAAGGCCTTACCCTTACTGACATAAAGACTTCAAGCAATAGATCAGCGAGCCCTGCAGGTCGAGGCTTGGCTGCTATTGCTGATAAAAAAGCAAGAGATGCCATTAATAAAAACACTACAGCTTTTAAGGCTAATACAGCATCAGTAAAGGCCAAGACTGAGGTAGATAAGTTATCTGCTAAATTTGATTTAGATCGCATAGGACTTTATGCAGCTCTAGCTACAGCTACAACTGAGGAAGAAAAGGCTCGCATCAAAGCCAAGATAGCAATAGTCGAACAAAACGAGGCTGGCGCTAAAGCGCTCAATGCTCTAAGCACAGCAGCATTTAATGCAGCTACAAGCACCTCACTGATGACAGCATCTCAGGTAGCACTGGCTAATGCTTTAGGCGCATCTCTAGGGGCAAGGCTTGGCACTGGGCGTTCAGAGCTAGACCTAGGCTCAACAGGTGGTACGACAACTGGCTCAATGCCTATGACAAACATACCTGCCGCCATGGCAGGCGGTAGTGCTGAGGTATTCAATGCCATTAGCGGTACATACATGCCTCATGGTATGGCTAATCAATTTGTAGCCAATGTGACTGTAAGCGCTGGCACGATTACTAATGAGCAGGGCGTGGTAGATGTAGTGCAGCAAGCCTTACAAGAAATCAATGCTAGAGGCTGGTCACAATTCAAGGCTGGCGGGCTGGTCGCATTATGACAATCCCAGTAATCAACGCGGTAATTAACTTTAGTACTGGCCCTAGTTTCGCCCAAGCATGTTTAATAGATTACGGTATTTTTGGCACTAACGTGTTTGCAGATAGCGCAGGCGTTATTGTAGATGTATCGGATCAAGTAGATACTATCTCTACTAGCCGAGGCCGTAACGCAGCTAGTGATGTATTTCAGACTGGCACAATGAGCCTACGCATAGTAGATGAAAACGGTGATTTCAACCCACAGAATACGGCAGGGCCTTATTACAACCTGCTTAGCCCTATGCGTAAGGTGCAGATAACGGCTACCTATGATGGTGTTACCTATCCAATCTTTAGCGGCTTTATTACAAGCTATAACACGGTGACACCACGCAATGCAGGTGAATTGGCTTACACGACTATAACGGCAGTAGATGCCCTACGCCTTGCACAAAATGCACAGATTTCTACGGTGACAGGTTCAGCACCTGGAGACCTAAGCGGCACACGTATAAATGAAATTTTAGATGAGATAGCTTGGCCAGCAACTATGCGCGATGTAGATGCAGGCCTTACAACTATGCAGGCAGACCCTGGCACTGCTCGTACGGCGCTAGCAGCTATGCAGACCGTAACTACGAGTGAATACGGGGCGCTCTATGTCAATGCCTCAGGCTCGTTTGTATTCCAAGATCGTACGGTAACTGTTGGTTCAGTGGCCAATACACCTACGGTATTCAACGATGATGGCACAGATATTGCGTATAGCAACGCAGTATGGAAGCTAGACGATACTCTTATATTCAACTCAGCCAGCATTACAGCAACAGGGCTAGCAACTCAGACTGCTACCAATGCTACAAGTATTGCCAAGTATTTTATCCACAGTTATAATCAACAGAATCTGCTGATGCAGACTACAGCCGAGGCCCTGAATTACGCGCAGGCCTACGTTGCTAGCCGCCAAGAGACAACCATACGGTGCGATCTATTAGAGCTAGACCTTTACACAAATAACTATGACCTGGGCATAAAGGCTGCGTTAGGTTTAGATTTCTTTGACAACGTAACAGTTACAACTAATCAGCCAGGGGTCTCAACCATTACTAAGACATTACAAATTTTTGGCGTGTCAATGTA